AATCCCAAGCCAAAAGATTTTAGATGATATGAATCTAATACAGCTTGAAAGCGATTTTCCTTGCTCTAAATGCGGAGTGGTAGCTTCTAAGATTTTTTATATCAGCAAGATTTTATATAGCGAATGAGAATTAAAGAATATATTCATGACAAGCTTAGGTATGTCGGCGCAATAGCAGCAGTATCGACTATCGGCAGTATGATAGCTGCAAACGGCTATATGTGGCACAGGCAGTCAGACATGGTTGATAACTACGTAGAACTAAAGAAAGAAGTTCGAGATATGGAAATTGAATTGCTTACAGCGATTCGAGATAAGCAAGAGGCTTGTAAGGTCTTAGAGGCCACGGTTACAAGTCAACGATACACGCACACATACTGTAGGATTGCAGAGTAATGTCAGAAACTATTAAAGCAATTACGGATTTAATCGCGGCGTTTTCGTCACTAATAACTAAATTCAAGGCTGAATGGGAGTGGGCGCAAGGCTTAAAAGCATCTGACCCGGAGCAATTTCAAGATCTTAAAGACTTGGGTGGGTGGGCAGTGAAGCTAGCATCTAGAAGCCCTCAAGATTCGAACGATGAGCCTGCCCCGTGAAAATAATCAGCATATTTACTCGCAAGAAAAGAAAAATAACAACTACGGCATGGATAACTCAAGATGAATTAGATTTTGTGAGAGCGTGCCAAGAAGCTTCATCCAAAAAGGCTCATAGATTCGGCAACAAGAAAAAGCTAAAGGCTGATTAAATGGCTATTACAGTCAATAACATACTGACTCAGGTTGGCGGAGGCGCTGCAACTAGCGTAACTTTTTCGTCGTATAACGTCGGTGCAGGTACAGCAGGCGCACGAAAGCTTGAAGTATCGATACAGATTGAGTCGGATGATCGTACTGTAACTGGCGTTACTTATGGCGGTGTAGCTCTTACTTTAGCCGATAGCGTGTCTCTAGGCGCTGGAGCTGGCTATAACTACGGTTCCGTATGGTACATAGACGACGCTGACATAGGTGCGGGGTCTCAGACAGAAGATATTGTAATAACTCTGTCAGGATCTACGACTAAAGTCACATGTATTGCTCGCTGGCTAGATGATGTAGCCCAAGGCGCACCGACTCAGACAGTAACAGCTTCAGATATATCTGCCGGTCTCACTTCATTTGACGCCACAATTAACGGCGTCGCAGCTCTCGCAATAGTCACAAACTCAGCAGGTCTTGGCGATAACGTCACAATGACGCAGGACGGCGGCCAAACGTTGATGGCTCAACTTGCAGAGGGGACAATGCAAGGTGGCGCTGCGTATGAAATACCTGGGGCAGGAAATCACACCCAGGGCTGGACATTCCCAAGCGCTCGACGACCAAATATTATATTGGTCGAATATGGCGAGTTTGGTGGTGTATCCGGATCGATTACAGCCCCTACAGTTCAACCTATTCACGCTATCGGGACAGACGGAAACAGCTTCGCAACGTTCACAGGTTCGTATTCTGGTATAACGCCAACTCTCATCGAATATAGAGTTCTAGCAAGCGCTGTAGAAATGATCACATGGGCTAGTGTAGATAGTTTTGGTGGTGGAACGTTTGACGCCACTCCCTCAATACCTGCCGATGCAGACGTAACAATAGAGGTTCGTACTACAGTATCAGCGGTTCTTTATAGTGATACATCTGACTCGTTTGATGTTGGCCCGGTACTAGCAATCATTGGTTCAAGCTCAGCAGTGCGGATGTTTAGCGTTGGCTCGGCCACTCTAGATACTATCTCTCATGTAAAAGCTAGTGATGTATGGACAGAGTACGACAGCACAACAGAAACAGGTTCGCCGTGGGTTGAGCTGGCCAATTATCTAAGTGATAAGTTTAGCGCGCCGACTGGGTTTTATGATTACGGAGCAGGGGGAACACAGCTAACTACCGATTGGGCGCCACCTTCGGGCGCTTCATATACCAATTTTACCGGAGATGTCGAAGACGGGAACATATCAGCGATCATTGAAGTAGCCGGGTCAAATGATACGCGCAACGGTATTACTCTAGTCTTATCTGATTTCACAGATTTATACACGGCTTTGCGTAGTGATGTTAGGGATTGCCCTATCTTTCACGTTGGCAACCAGAGGTTTCCCGGGGCGGGTGTTGATGCCGAAGCGGTGGCAGCTTGGATAGTTGAGCAATCTTTAGCAGATGATGACGTTGATAACTACCAAGTATGGCGCATTGATACGGAAATCAGCGGAGACAATGTTCACAACACGGTCACTGGCTACGAGGAAGTATACCTAAGAGCTGGTTCGTGCTTCGATAATGCATTTGGTAGCGGGACATATAACAAAGGCCCATCGATAACTGCAGCAGTACTAAACACGTCAACAGAGATCGCGCTTACTCTAGACGATACCGATACTGACTATACGACGATTACACCAACTACCGGGCTTGCAGGATTTAGGGTTGACGGTGGCTCGGTATCAATAACAAATGCCGCTGTAGTCGGTAGCGAGATAATATTAACTCTAGGCTCTGCTGCTGGCGCTGGTGATCTTGTAGAGTTTGCGGCTTATAACGAAGATGTGCCAGGGACGTTAGCATTTACCAACTATCCGTTGGTTAATTCTGAAAACACAATGCCGGTAGATCCAATTACTACGGCATTAGTAGTTATTCAGGAGGTAACAGGAGCATTAGCTGTAACGCTTGAAGATGATAGCTTGGCGGCATCAGGTACGGTCACTCAAAACATTACAGGTTCACTTGCGGTAACGCTAGAGGATGACACGTTAAGCGCTTCTGGTGTGGTATCTCAAAATGTTACCGGGTCGCTAAATGTCACCCTTGAGGATGATAGTCTATCTGCGTCTGGCGTGGTGGCTGTAAATGTATCGGGTTCTTTAGCGGTAACGTTAGTAGATGATAGTCTAGACGCTTCAGGTGTAGCTGATGTGGGCGCTCAGGTAGAGTGTACGCTAGTTAACCGTAGTGGCACGGCGCTTCCAGGTCTAAGCCTCTTGTCCTGGTCGTGGTTTGATAATGTTGACCCTTCATTGTTTATAGCGCCTACAGATCAAGGTGAGCTAGAGTCAACGGATGGAACCGGGCAGATAGTTGTGGATATACCTAACTCAACATTAACCACGGGGCAATCTGGAACGCTCGTGCTTAGATCCAATGACGGCACCCTTCTGGGGGCTTACAATTTAACTGTGATATAATTTAATAGAGGTGAACTAATGGCATTTGGATATTTAGCGGCTTTACGAAATAGTAGGTTGGATGAGGTTACAGCTTTAATTGATGCTGGAGCCGGTGCTGGCTTGCTTAGAATATACGATGGAGCACGACCCGCTACAGGTGGAACTGTTACCACGTTGTTGGCTGAGTTGACATTTAGCGCAACTAGCTTCCCTGCTGCAAGTGGTGGTGTTGCTACGGCAAACGCAATAACTGACGAGACTTCAGCCCCGGCAACAGGCACGGCAACATGGTTTAGAGTTGTAGATAGCGACCTGAATTTTGTATGTGACGGTGACGTGGGTACATCTGGGAGCGACTTGAACTTAAACACGACAGCTATCACTGCAGGCGCCAACGTGGCGGTTACAAGCTGGGTGGTTACGGAAGGTCAGCCATAGACTGTGTATTTGAGAGTCCAAAGTCTGGAGATGATTGCATATTCGACAGCCCGTCGAGAATCATTATTGTCCAGATTAACTGCATATTCGACTCTCCAAAGCATTCTAATGGTGGGTGTATATTCGATAATCAGTTACTATCACAAATACATCCTACAGGCGGTGAACCTTTATTCCGCAACGATGAAGAAGAGATTATGTTAGTCATAAACGCATTTTTATTCATGAGAGAGAGATGATGGAAGAAGTAGAGAAGAAGAAACCCGGACCAGCTGCTAAACCTAAAGTTGAATTCGAGGATTACGCAGCACTCAAGAAGAAGGTCGATGCACTAGAGCTAGTAATAGCAACTATGGCACACCAAACAGGAATCCCTAACGCACTATTCATTAACAACGACCTACAGCACTACGAGTTAAAACCAAAGGACTTGAGAAAGTTCGCTTCCTAGTAACGTTATAATATAACACTCACCCGAAAGGATACTGAGTCATGTCAGCAAGAACCAAACGCATATCAAACGATGCCAATACTAGAGCCAAGATCCAAACAACAAAGATCATACAAAGGCTCCAAAAGCACATAGATGGCGACCTAGAGCTAAGTAACACACAGGTATTAGCCGCCACAACCCTCCTAAAGAAAACCCTTCCAGATCAAAAGGCTATGGAATTGAGTGGAGAGCTTAATATTCCACAGGTAATTACTAAAGATCTGAGTGGTCAATGAGTCTGCAATTCAACCTAATAACTAAGCCGCAAGGCCCAGTACTAAGGGAGTACAGCAACTCATGGAATCGCATAGAGTTTATTATGGGGCCGTTAGGCAGTGGGAAGACCATAGAAAGCTGTCAAAAGTTATTCAGCGCCATGTGCCGTCAAGCCCCCAACAAAGATGGTGTGCGTCCCTCACGCTTCTACGCAATACGAAATACTTATTCAGACTTACATACCACAACCATTAAAGACTGGTTAGAACTCTTTGGGACGCTTGGACAATACAAGGGAGGTGGCTCAGAGCCGCCAAATCACGTACTGAAGTTTCAACTTGAAGATCAAACCATTGTGGAGAGCGAGCTTATCTTCATGGCGCTGGATCGCCCAGATGCAATCAAAAAGCTACGTGGGTCGCAAGTAACAGGATTCTGGCTAAACGAGGTTAAAGAGCTAGCCAAGGCTGTGCTAGATATGGCTGATCTTCGTCATGGTAGATACCCAAGTAAGGCTGCTGGCGGTATTAGACCAAGCTGGCATGGAATCATAGGTGATACTAACGCACCTGATGAGGACCACTGGTATTATAAGTTAGCTGAAGAGGTTCATCCTAAAGGCTGGAACTTCCACAGGCAGGCAGGCGGGTTAATTACTCAAGGCGATACGTTCATTGTTAACGAGGAAGCCGAGAACCTAAGCAACCTACCTGATGGCTATTACATCAATGGCATGCAAGGTAAGGCTAAGGACTGGATCAAGGTTAACCTATGCAATGAGTATGGGTTTATCGCTGATGGTAAGCCTGTATATCCTGAGTATGTTGATAGTGTTCATTGTCTAACTGAGGAGTATAAGGTTATTCGGGGTCAGCCTATTATCCTTGGTATCGATTTCGGTAGAACACCAGCCTGCGCATTTATTCAGTATCATCCCGGCTTCGGTCGGTATGTTGGATTCGATGAGTTATGCACAAGCGACATGAGTGCTGCATCATTTGGCCCCGAACTAAAGCAGAAGCTAGATAGAGACTATCCTGGCTTCAAGTACCAGATATGGGGTGATCCTGCTGGTGACGGTAAAGGACAAGCAACAGATGACACGCCTATTAAAGTATTAAGAGCTTCAGGTATCCCGTGTAGACCAACAGATACAAACTCACCCTTGATACGTAGGGCTTCAGTCATCAACCCTATGAAGCGATTAGCGATGGATGGTAAGCCATGCTTTCTAATCAGCCCTAAGTGTAGAATGTGGCGCAAAGGCTTAGCGGGTGGCTTTAAGTATCGTCGAGTACAGGTGATAGGCGACGAGAAGTTTACTGATGAGCCAGACAAGAACATCTATTCGCATATCTGTGAGGCTGGCGAGTACGGCATGCAGGGAGCGGGAGAGGGTAGAGCAGCAGTTCAACCGGCACAGATTCAAGGCATGCAACCTGTGTCAAACTACAATACAGACTTTAGCGTATTCTAATGCACAAGATGAAATTGCACGAAGTGATTATCCAAGGCAAATACCGAATCATTAGGGTTCCGGGCGGCTGGATATATGAGAGACAAGTAAGAAAGATAACTAGCACTGATAGCGAGGTCGAATTAGTGTTTGTGCCTCTAAACGATGAGTTCAATGGATCTACCTGAAGAGATTAGACCATGCTGGTATCTGGTGTTCACAGAAGCAAAGTATGATCATTGGGTATGGCGCTTTGTAGATCAAGGCATGGGGCATGTGTACGCGGTACAGGACTTAAACGATTATCAGTGGTTAGTGATACAGCCAAGAGTAAACATCACTCAAGCGAAGATCTTGCTTAAATGCGATTATCCTGTTATTAACGCACTAGCAGATATTAATGATAAAATAGTAAGGGTGGAGTGTGAGATAAGCGCCAAGCCAAGAGGTTGTTTAAACTGGTTCACATGTGTTGAGCAAGTTAAGGCATTGGTAGGCATAAGATCATTTTGGACTCTAACACCCAAGCAATTATACAAAGGTTTAATCGGGGGCAGGTATGGCAAAGGCAAGTGAAAAGGTAAGGCGTAGAGGGCTAGATATTCCTTCACGAATACTACCGGGTGACCCAATGATTCGCGGCGCTCAAAAAGTAACTAAGGCATTAGACCGTAAGCTTGAGAATAAGGGCGCATTCTTTGAAAGTAATCTAGCTAAGCAGCAACGCAAGGCGGAGAGCACGAAGAAAGAGCAAGAGACCAAGATAGGTAAGCAGCGTCAAGCCGAAGAGCTAAGGCTTGCGGAAGCAGAAAGTGACATAGGTCAGCGTAAGCTTTTACGTAGACTTGGTGGTCGTCAATCACTGATTGCAAGCAGATGATTACCTTACCAAATGGCCTTGGCAGTGCTGAGGATATAAAGAAAAGGTTTTCCGTTGCTGCAGAGCGTAGACAGTTATGGTGCTCTATCCTGCAAGACATGTACGACTTCTGCATACCTAACCGTGAAACATTCAACTTTCAAAGCCCTGGACAAAGGAAGTCCCGTCACTTGTTTGACAGTACTGGCGTTGAGGCCTTGCAGACGTTTGTATCTGTGATCACCTCATCATTAACCCCAGAGTCATCTAAGTGGATGAAGTACGAAGCGGGTAGTGATATTCCTGACGAAGAGAAGAAAGGTGTCAATGAGCAGCTAGAGCTTGCCACGAAGATCTTTTTCAAGAATATGAGTCACAGTGACTTCAGTAGCCAAGTAAACATAGCTCATCAAGATATGGCTATCTCTACTGGCTGCTTAATGATTGAGGAAGGGAATGATATAGATGAGCCGCTTCTTAAGTTCACGGCTATCCCCCTTTCCGAGTTGTACATTGAGCCAACATCACTATCTAGGATTCACACATTCTTTCGTAAGCATTCAATCAAGGCTCAAGAGGTAACGATTAAGTTCCCCGGTGCCGAGATAAGCGAAAAGCTCCAGAAGATCATTGATAACTCGCCAACCTCTGACATAGAGATAATTGACGGCTCACAGGTCTTCAACTTCAAAGACAAAACATACCATCAGATTGTGCTATGGGATAACGAGGTTATCTTTCATCAAGAGTACGGCGATAGCGCTCCCGGTATTATCTATCGATGGTCCAAGATTGCCGGTGAAACTTATGGTCGCGGCCCTGCAGATATGGCAATGGCAGACATTAGAACGATTAATGTCGTCAAAGAGTATCTACTTAAGAACGCTGCTCTTACCTTGTCTCCGCCTTTGATGGGCGCTAGTGATGGGATATTTAACCCGCATACGGTAAGAGTTACACCCGGCTCAGTCATGGCTGTTAGTGATGTAGCTAACCCTCCATTGGTACCGCTTCAAGTTGGTGGTGATATTAGAGTGGGGCAATTCGTCCTCGAAGATCTTAAGGCTAACATTCAGAAGGTGTTCTTTGCTGATCCACTGGGAGATATTACAGACCCGGTTAGATCTGCGACAGAGAATGTCATTAGACAGCAGGAAATGCTTAAGAAGCGTGGTGCTAACTTTGGCCGCCTTCAGTCTGAGTTTATATTTCCAATGGTGGCAAGGATCACAAAGATACTTGTAGGTGCTGGTAAACTTCCAGACATCAAAGTGGATGGCAGAGACGTAACACTTAAGATGGCGTCGACCCTATCTTCTGTTGAGCAGTCAGAGAACGTTAATAATGTATTGATGTACGTTAACTCAGTTCAAGCCCTACCCGAGCAAGTTCAAATGCTTGGCGCTAGCCTTGAATCGGTGCCTCAATTCTTAGTAGAAAACCTAAATCTACCTGAGAAACTAGCAAGAACCGAAGACCAGATTGAGGCAGCCCAACAACAGATACTAGAACAAGCACAGGAGCAAGCCGCGGATGGATCGTCACCCACTGGACCAGTATGAAGAAGACGCTAAGAAGTCTAAAGAAGAGTTCATTAAGCAGGCATTGCTTG